GTTGTAAGCACCGAGCTAGGCGCTTTCTTTACGAGCTGCTTGACCTAATGATCTTTGCAGCCAAACGGCTGAAGCTTGAAGGTGGGGAGGTCCCGGCGTGGACCCCCCTACCTCAAGCGCGTGAGTGGCCCGCTTTCCGGCGTATGCTGGAAAACGGGACTCTCATTGATGTACCAGATGAGCTCTTGTCGCAGAGCATTAAGCGACGAGCTAAACCGAAGGGTGGCAAGCGGTGAGTTTTTCCTTTGATGAGAATCTGAGCACCGACCTCGACAAAGTACGGCTTCGCATCGGTGACACCGATAGCGAGGAGGTCTTGCTTTCTAATGAGACGATCACCGCCCTTCTAACAATTCGAAACGATGTTGTGCTCACGTCCATCGATTGCATCGAAGCAATCCTTGGCAAGTTCGCACGTGAGATCGACCGGCAAGCCTTGGGGCTTGGTGGTCCACGATCTCAAAAGACGACCCACTACCAAGCTCTACTCAAAGAGTTGCGTGCAGAGGCGGCGCGAGGCTCAACCGGCGTGTTCTTTGGTGGTGGGTCTATCGCTGGTAAAGAGTCAATCCGCAACAACTCAGACGCACCACTGGCACCATTTAGGCTCGACCAGTTCAAGAACAACGAGGACTGAGATGGCGGCTGACTTTGAGGCAAAGATGGACACGAGCAGCATTGAGGCTTTCGCTCGTGGCTTCGTTGAGAAGTACGGTGCAGGCGTCACCAATGCTCTTATCGAATCGTCTCAGGTCATGGTGCGCCAGCTCCAAGACAGCACTGGCCGGTTACTTGAGAAAGGACCGCACACCGGTCGCTTGAGAGGCTCTTGGAAAGCTGGCGGTGTCTACTTTGCTGACTCTGATGAGGCTTCGGTTGATGTCTTCAGTGGTTTACCTTACGCGCTAATCCATGATCGCGGCGGTGTTATTAAGCCAACGAGAGCCAAAGCCCTCGCAATCCCAAATCATGATAACACCGACTTCTTTGGCGGCAGCAATCGAGACTTTCCAAGCCCTCGAGACTTGCCAGCAGATAAGAATCGACTGTTGTGGCTCGACAAGAAGACCGGCACACTCAAAGACGACAAGGGCCAGGTCGCCTACTTCTTGCGTCGAAGCGTTCGGATGCCTCCAAAGTATTACATTGGCGCAGCAGTCAAGGCAGCATTGCCTGAGATTCATGAGATCTTTGACGGTCTGGTTGAGGACGCCATCGAGGAAGGTGCCGAATAATGGCAACACCAGCTCGCAAGCTCATCTTGAGCAATCTTCAAACGACCTTCGAGAGCATCACCGTCGCCAATGGGTACAAGACCACGGTGGTCAAAGTGCAAGCGCTCGCTCGCGGCTATGCTGACGTCAAGACTGGTGAGCGTCCCTTTATCGGCTACGTACCACAAGCTGAGCAGGTCGAGTATCAGCCCTTCAACCGCATCCGATGCACGCTCAACGTCAGCGTCATCGGTCACGTCAGCGGCAACAGTCAGAGCGACCGAAGCACCAAGCTCAACGATCTCATCGATGATTTGATTGCGGCGCTCAACACTGACCCCACACGCGGTACCAACGCAATCAATACCAAGCTCGTGCAGTTCGAGACTGATGAGGGTGACCCCGATGCGCGGGGTGATGGCTCGGTCTTGGCACAGGTTCAAATTCAATACGAACGCTCGGTAAGCTCGAGCTAAGGAGGACACAATGGGAGTCTCACAATTACATGCGCTCGGGCGCAATCGTAAGTTCTACGTTAACGAGGAAACCACCTACATCGACAGCGAAAACGTCGCCACCGATTTCGTCAAGCCAGCGGGTACCGATGCGGCGGTGATTCTCAATGCGAGCTTCACACCAGCACAAGAGCGCAAGGTGCGCGATGATGCGCGTGCGAGTCGCTCAGTACTGGAGCAAATCACCGGCAAGAAGTCGGCAACGTGGTCGGTTGAGTCTTACGTGCTGCCAAGCGGGACCGCTGGCACCGCACCCGATCTTGGTCCTCTCTTCAAGGGGGCAATGGGCACCGAGACCGTCAGTGGTGGCACTCGCGTCACCTACTCGCTCAATACCAACCAAGACCTTGGCAGCTTCAGCCTGACGCAGTTCTTCAATGAGACCTTCATGGAGACTCTCACCGGTTGCTACGTCAACTCAATGACCATCAGCGTCGCAGGTGGTGAAGAGCCGAAGGTGACCTTTGAGGGTGAGAGCTCAGGGCTTTACATCCCGACCACCACAAGCCCAAGCGCGGCGCAGCTCACAGCGGGTGAGTCAACTGCAACCGTCGATGGCTCTGGTACTGGGACGTCTTTTGATGTTCACGCTGGCGAGGGTGAGAACTTCAAGCCGGGCTCAGTCATCTCGGTTGGTTCTGACACCGACTTGGTTGTCGAGTCAGTCAGTAACGACACCATCACCGTTGATAGTTCTATCACTTTCACCGATGACGATGAGGTCAAGCCCTTCGCACCGACTGAGACCGTGGCAGGCTCACCGATTGCGGGCATCTTGGGCTCTCTGACCTTGGCGGGTAACTCGCTACCAATCACCTCTTTTGAGGTCACGGTTGCAAACAACAATAAGGGGATCGCTGATGAGGCGTTTGTTGCGGGTACGAGTGATTATGTGCCTGGCTTCCGCGATGTTACTGGCTCGCTCTCTATCCGGTGCCGTCGTGATCTCGCGATTGAGATCGGCAAGCGGCTAGACTTTGGCACTCAAGCCATCGTTGTCACTTGCGGCGATACCGCTGGCAAGAAGCTCATCGTTGAAATAGATGATGCAGAGTTTGAAGTTGCGGCGGTGGATACACCGCAGAGCGATGAAGTAGTGGTGCCAATGAACTTCCGAGCCCTAGCGACCAGCGCGGGCGAGGATGAGATTGTCATCAAGTTCGAATAATACAACAAGGGGATCAAACCATGGATATCAAGCAAGAAGACGTGCGGCGCTACGTGCCAGAGTGGGACAACAACCGAGACCGTGAAGAAAGCGAGCAGATTGTGCTTCACTTAGCACCAATGACTGGCGGAGAGCTTCGAGCGGTGCATCGCTCAGCGATTAAGAGTGATGGCAAGGTTGACGTCCACAAGGCGCAAGCATCGATTGAGCGCATCATCAAGACGAGGGTGGTGCGTGCTGAGCGGTGCTTGGATATTCTTGACCGTGAGATAAGCGATGGCGAGCAGCTTTGGGATAGGGCCGAGCAAGCGCTCATCGATGAAGCCTATGCAGCAGTCACTGAGATCTCAACGCTGAGGTCAGGGCTAAAAAAAGGCTAAGGCTTGGCGCTCGCTTCTTAGCGAGCGGGCACCAAGCCCTCGATTGGGGATGCTCACAATGCAAAGGCGAGGACTATGCTGAGGGTGACCAGTTCAGAGCAGCAAGAGGCTGCGAGAAGCCAAACGAGTCGCTTGGCTTCGAGTTCGCTCCTAGCCTTCGCCGGTGTCCTTGGTCTCAGCTTGATGCTGAAGTTGACCTCTTGCTCGGTTGGTACCGCGAGTGGAAAGCCTACGGTGTCCTACCCTACGCATCATCGAGTCTGCTTGATGAGCCCGCGTTTGTGTTTGAAGCAATCGACACCATCAACACCGAGATTGATGGCATGAAGGCAGAGCGTCAGAAGCAGGCTCAAGCCGAGCATGATGCAGCGATGAAGAAAGCGAGGCGCAAATAGATGGCTCAGTATGATGTACCAGTCACCATCACCGCCAGAGATGAAGCCAGCGCGGCCATCAAGGGCATCGGCAAGACTGCCAAGACCGTCTCAAGCACCATCGCCAAGTTTGGCTCAATCGGTGGTAAAGCTCTAGAAGCATTCTCACAGGCTGCAACTGGCTTGATGGCAACCAAAGACCTCATCTTGACCGCTCGAGATGCCATGATTGGCTTTGTTGAGCGTGCCATTGAGTTCAGAGGTGAGAGTGACCAGCTCACGCGGTCCTTCAGAGAGCAAGCCAATGAAGTCAATGCACTCTCAGCCCGTATCGGTGACGTCTTACTCAACGCTTTCATTGCGGTGACTGAGCAATTTAAGCCGATGATTCAGGGTGCTCGTGACTTCCTGGCAGCCAATCAGCAGATGCTTGCGATTGGCATCGTTGAGTTTCTACAAGACGCAGCCAACGCGATGGTCAACGTGCTTGCACCATCGATTCAGTATGCAACGCGCATTGTCGCTTTCTTCCAGATGTCTTGGGAAGCACTCAAGGCAGGCGTCAATTCAGTCATCGGTGCTATTGCTTTCGGTGTGAGTGAGCTACTCAGGAAGGTTAACGAGCTTGCCGCTGGTATTCCGTTTATGAGCGACTCTCTCAAAGAGGGATTGAGTGACGCAGCGATAGCGGCTGATGGTCTCTCGATGGCGTTTCTTGAGGCGGCAGATGAGTCGGTTGAGGCAACGCATCGAATCGCAGAAGAGCAAGCGGCTCTCGAGTTCCAGGTTGGCAAGGTAGCCACCACCATCACCAAGAGCATCGGAGACGTTAGCACCAAAGCCATCCAGGCACTTGGCACTGCTACCGCTGGAGCCAACAAACCAGTTGAGGAACTCGGTGAAAGTGCTGAGAAGTCATCAGAAAAGGTCAAAGAGCTCAACAACTCAATCGTTGAGCTAAACACTGACGCAGCAACGCAAGCAGTCGAAGCGGCTGACACCATCGGCACCGCTTTCGGTG